GTCATTGATAATAAGCGTTATTATTTCTATTCTATCCGGTGGGTTGATATCATGGGTGATAGCTCGCATGCTTCTAAAGAGGAATTCTTAAAGATGGAGCCTGCATTTATAAACACACATGCATATCTATTTAAGAAAGATAAGAAGTATATCTATACCTTTGCTAGTTTTGATGAGAATGAAGCTGTGTTCTCTGATAGAAATATATTGCCAAAAGGTTGTGTGCTTTCTATGAAGCGAGTTTTAATTTAATGGATCTTTTACTTTCTTTAGTTCTGGCAACTTTACCTTTGCTTTTAGTTCTTCTACTTCAACGCCTTCAAGTATGGGTGAGTAATCCTCCATTATTTGTTTCATTCTCGACTCTAATTCTTCTGTCGTTAGGTCTTCTAATTTACCAGTTCTAATTATCTTTTGTTCAATATATAAACCAGCTGCTTTACCTCTAGCTACTTCAGCGTTTACTGCAGCAGACCAAGCACCTTTCTTTAATGCCTGTTGCCGGATTTGACCAAGCTCTGCTATATGCTTCTCGTAAGTTACTTCGTATTTCTTTTGCCATTCTTCTCTGAGCTCTCCAATGTATTTAACTACCAATGGATATAATTTTGGATTCTGTAATTTACTTGCGTGACTCTTTGCTGAGTCTTTACTAAATCCTGCTTCTACTGCACACTCAGTTGCTGTTTTCCGACCTTCGTTCGTCACTAGTTCCATCGCGAACTTCATCTGCTGGTCGGTCAGTCTTTTCGGTAATCCCATTTTTAAATATCCTATCAAAGTTTTCTTTGTATAAATCTGTGGCTGGTCTTGATACACCATCCCAGATTCTACCTTTTTCTTTTTTACTCATACTTTACTTTTACTACAACTTTGATAATAATCAAGTCAACTGTTGTGTTATACATTCGCAACAGCCTCTTTGAATAGTTAACGATGCAGGCACTCGAAAGGGTGCCTGTTTAAAATTATGAATGGAAAGTTATTAAGACAAGTATTAGATAAGATGTTAAAGTCACCTGTAGCACAAGATGCTAGAGTGCAAGTATGTTTACCGGACGGTAAATATTATGACATTACTTCTTTACAATTATTAGAAAATAAATTAATTGGTCATAGAGAATCACACCGACTAGTCTTTACTGTCAAAGCCGAAACATGGAATATGGGTAAAGTTTTGAAGAAAATTGAATAGCCTGTTGTAGTGAAACCGGAGACTAAATTTTGGCATGAGATTAAAGCGTTCGTTATTAAAAATAATTGCACATTATCATTTACACGCTTGGAAAATAGCGCTTCATGGGGTACTCCTGATTTACTGGGCTATAATAGTAATGGTCTCTTTTTCACTGTAGAATTAAAGTACACTAAGAACAACCGAGTACGCTTCTCTCCACATCAAATAGCATTCCATGTGAAGCATCCAAACAATACTTTTATCTTAGTAAAGACCCAGACTCCTGAGTCTGTAAAACTTTATCAGGGTAAAAGAATCCGGAAGCTTGCTGCTTGTGGCTTGAAGCTTGACGCTTGTTGCTTGGGGCTTGAAGCTTGCATCAGGCATCTTCAGGATCTTGGTGCTTGACGCTTGGCGCTTGAGGCTTGCCGCTTGGTGCTTGTGGCTTGCTGCTTGAATCCTGGTTCTCCTTCTGCTTCTTTTCGAATTCCTTCCGGATCTTCTCCAGTTCCTTGTAATACTTCGGATGGTGCCAAACCATTAGTGCTTGCCATAGACTACGTTTTTGACTCTAGCATCCCAGCACGCCCGGCAGTCTCCGCACTCGTTGTTTTGTTTTGGAGCGGGGCAGAAGTGGCCTTCACTGGTGAAAGTTTTATTTAAATCACTTGAGACGGTGCTGGTATTTTTCCAGTCCTTCGGGAGCTTGTGCCGTGACTGGTCCACCATTGGCGCGCTGAACCTGATCACTAAATTTTTAGGACATAGAGGCAGGAAGGCCTTCACCCAGGCTTCACGGGTTGGCATCCAATGTTTCACCTTCGGCGTTAACCCAGCAACGGCAAAGATTTTCAACAGGTGTTCCTCGTCCTGGACGTCTCCGCTGTCATGCCATCTAAACTCTGGTGATTTTTTTGAATTAATTAAATACGCCATTGCGCCGGTCCATAGCGGTGACCGGATGGCCTTCAGTCGTCGATACTGTGCAGCTTGTACTACTTTAAATACATAGCAGCCTTTTAATGCATAACAATTGTAACAGGTGCTGCCTTCTACCTGTTGCAATTTTTTACCTGTTTTGCATTCTTTAGCTGGCAGGCCATAAGACCATCCAGGCATCTTAGAAGGTTTTGAAAGTCCTCCAACTATCTCGAGCGCTTCACTTGTTTTCATAATTATCTCTTTCTGTTAAATCTATTTTTAACACGGGTTCCGGGTTTGTGCAACTTAAAAGCTTGACGCTTGCAGCTTGCGGCTTGCAGCTTGTAGCTGGGTCCCTGGTCCTGGAGCCATCCAAGATGGCCGGTGAATACCTGCTGCATTGGCAGGCCGGGTCTCCGGCTCATGACCTGCCCTCAACGTGTGGAAACATAAAAAACCATTTGATGGTGAACGTACCTGCAATCATCGCTCCAAGAGCAAAATCAAAATGAATTGCTATGATTACACCTAAAAAAATCATCGCAAAATGTAATGCGAAATATATTGCTTTTAACATTAGTTCCTCGCTTTCTTATAAGTTATCATTGGATTGATACATGTTGTATAACGTTCTATAACTGTGTCCCAAAACGTCATGTATTTTTTGCCACCCTGTTCCCAGGTTCTGCAACCTGATTTACTCATGTTGCCAATTCTAAAAATTGTCTTGTTATATTTAAGAGCTTTCCATGAAACTACAAAATCAGATTTTTCATGAATTTCTTTTAATTTCTTTTCTACTTTCTCTATGTCCATAATTCCTCGCTTTCTAAGGACTATCCTATATTATAGGATAGCCCTTGTCAAATGATTAATTAATCGTACCAGCAGGCGGCAGGGCTTTTACTTCTTTATGCCAAGCCAACCCGTCTTTTTGTAAGTTAGTGTGTAGCTTCTCTTTTAAACTATCCGGGCTACCTGCTTCCATGATCTCTTTATAAGAAGCCCGTTTGTTTTCTTCGAGTGTTGCGAGCACTTTACCTTCTGGCGTTTTCTTAACCTGTTCCCGGGCAAGATCCCCAGCCCAGTCTCTTATCTGTTCCCAGCAATCATCCGGCGTTATTTGATTTGAACCATAACCACGAATACTAAAATCCTTTTCCTTGAATTTATAGTGTATGTCTTTTTTGCCGTGTTTAGTTTTACTAAAGAACCTGGCCGCCTTACTCATTTTTTGTTTTACAAGTTCAATAGCTTCTTCTAGCTCTTTAATGATTGGCGTTGCGCCTATTTCATCTGCTAGATTTTTTTCAGCAATTTCTATTGCTTCTGCTTCTATTGACTTTAGTTTTAATTCAGCAGCACTAATTAAAGGATCATAGTTTCGATTTAATTCTGAAACAAAATGATCTCGCTGCCATTTTTGCATCGTGCTTTTTGCCATATTTCCTCGCTTTCTTTGTTTGTCATCTACACTTGTGTAGATGAGATTTTTTATAAATACTACTTGACATAAGGACTGTCAAGCATTATATAGGATATAGTTTATTTAATTGCTCATTTAAACTAGCGCCCGTTTACCTGTTCCGGCGTCGTTAAACTCAAACAGGTGGGATTGACCCAACGTCACACCGTTCCTTGCGATCCGTCTTCGTTGGGTGCTGATCCCTGGTCCAATTATACTACCCATCCGGAGGGTTGCTAAGAGGTGATTGGACCAGGGATCAGTGAGCAGGTTAGCGCCTGTTAGGCCTGTTGCCCGGGCTATTAAAATAAAGCACGCCGGCCTCAATCTCACTGGTCCGGCGATACAGTAATCCGGCGTAGCTAAAGCACTGGAACGGTTTACCGCCTTCCTGGATATCCAGGAAGGTAAACCCGAAAGAGGTACCAGGCGTCATCCTGTTTTTGAAATTTTCTATTTTATTAATATACCTTTTTACAAAAAGGGGTCCCAGAGTTTGACATATTTGCTAAGTTTTATACATTGACATCCATGAAATACTTTTTAAGGTTTCAAAATTAACCTGTAAAAATTTTGCAAAAATTTAAAACTTAATGAATTTAGATAAAGAAAAACTAAAAAACTTTGACAAATTACCTGCAGATGTAAGGCGCCAGTTCTCTCTACTCATGAACCAGTATGCAGAGAAGAAAAAACAATCTGCAGTTAAAAGTGATTTTATGGCTTTTGTAAAACATGTCTGGCCTGATTTTGTTGAAGGTAAACATCACAAACAAGTTGCAAAGAAGTTTAATGATATTGCTGAAGGCAAAGTAAAGCGTGTTATTATTAATATGGCTCCTAGACATACTAAATCTGAGTTTGCATCTTATCTGCTTCCTGCATGGATGGTAGGTAGAAATCCTAAATTAAAAATTATTCAATCAACTAACACCACTGAATTATCTGTGAGGTTTGGTAGAAAAGCAAAAGCTTTGATGGACTCACAAGAGTACAAAGAAATATTTCAAACAAGACTCAAAGAAGATAGTCAGGCCGCTGGTAAATGGGAAACTCAACAAGGTGGTGAATACTATGCTGCTGGTGTTGGATCTGCAATTACAGGTCGTGGTGCCGATCTCCTGATTATTGATGACCCACATACTGAACAAGATGCAATGAATGCACAAGCATTAGATAGAACTTACGAATGGTATACATCCGGACCAAGACAACGTTTGCAACCTGGTGGAACAATTGTAATTGTAATGACGCGTTGGAACGAAAAAGATTTAGCAGGTAGATTAATATCTGCACAGAAAGAACCTAAAGCAGATAAATGGGAAGTCATAGAATTTCCTGCAATCATGCCGTCCGGTAAACCACTATGGCCTGAATACTGGAACCTGAAAGATTTAGAAGCAGTTAAAGCATCTATTCCATTATCAAAATGGAATGCACAATATATGCAAAACCCAACTGCAGAAGAAGGATCCTTAATCAAAAGAGAATGGTGGCAACACTGGGATAAAGAAGAACTACCACCACTAGAACATGTAATACAATCTTATGATACAGCATTTATGAAAAAATCTTCTGCCGACTTCAGTGCGATAACGACATGGGGAGTCTTCACACCTAATGAAGACTCAGGTCAACATTTAATATTAGTGGATAGTGTAAAAGGTAGATATGAGTTTCCGGAGCTAAGACGTATTGCTCTTGAGCAATACGGATACTGGAACCCTGAGACCGTAATCATTGAATCTAAAGCATCCGGACTTCCATTAACATATGAGTTGCGAAAGATGGGAATACCTGTTATAAATTTCTCACCTAGTAAAGGCAACGATAAGCATACTAGAGTTAACGCAGTATCTCCGCTGTTTGAATCGGGGAGAATATGGGCGCCCAAAGAAATGGAGTTTGCACAGGAAGTTATTGAAGAGTGTGCTGCATTTCCATTTGGAGATCATGACGACTTGGTTGACTCCATGACCCAAGCTGTTATGAGATTTAGACAAGGTGGTTTTATAGAACATCCTGAAGATTATCAGGATGAACCGTTGCCACAAAAACAAAGGACTTATTACTAATGGGACCATTAGCAAAATTTTTATTATCACTAACTAATCTAGTTAGATCTGGTGCAATTAAAAAAATACCTGATGCAATTAAATTTGCAAAACAAGAATTTGGTGAAGTAACACCATTACTTAAAAAGCAAATTGAAAATGTTTTTTCAAAAATTAAGAAACCAGAAATAGGTAAACCTGGTAAGAAAGAAGGAACTGTTCTTCCTTTCATAAAAGATAAAGCACCAGGAGAAGGAAAAGGTTTAGAATCTTTAGAAGAGTTTAGACTTTCTGATGATGACCCTATGGGTGATCTTGAACAAATATTAAATCCAAGAAGACCTGGAGGATCACTGGATCAGGCAACAGGGCTTACTAGAACACTAGCTAGAAGAATATTAGATAGAAAAGGAATTGAGATTGGTAAGAAAGATCCAATAGATGTTTTTATTGATATTTATGGTGAGTCTATAACAGATGTAAAAAACCTTGCTGAAGAAATGATTGAGATAGATCAAAGAGGTGGTGGTATGAAAGATATGGACCAGATGTTAGAGATAGAAGGTTTATTTGATATTGAGATACCTGCTAATCCAAACAAAGGATTAACAGATGAAGAGATGCTAGAGCTCATGAAAAAAACTGAGGAAGAAGAAATAATAAAAAACTTTGACCCCACAAATAGAAAACCAAATGCCGGAGGTGGCATTATGAGAACTAATCTTGCAATGGGTAATCCTTTACCAGAAGATCCAACTAAACCTGTAAATCCTTTTGCACCTAAACCTACAGGACCTGTGTTGCCTAATAAGATGGCGTCCGGACCTGATTTAGAAGATTCAAGAAATGAATTATCATTAAAATTATTTGGTAAAGAATTAAAACTATTAACACCAGAAGAATTAGATTTACTTAATGAGGAAGCTGAGAGACTTATGCAGAAGTATTCTTCAAAACAAAAGAAAGCTCCATCCATTAAATTAGCCGGAGGCGGTTTAGCTTACTTAATGGGTATGTAATGAAGATAGGCGAATATGAACAGATGATGGCCTATCTGACTCGTCCTGGTTTCAAGGATGGCACAGAAGAAATAACAGCACCATCAAAATCAATGCAAGTAGATACCACTACAAAAGGTATACCTTTAGATGGCCCCCTGATGCCTGAACCCAAACCCTATACTTCAGAACAGTTTAAACTAAAAGCAGATCTCTATATCAAAGGTGCATTGGGAGGATTTGATAAAGGTCAGATGATTAATTTACTTCAAGAACAATTAGACAAGGTCCAGGCATCAGGGACCATGGAAAAAGAAGAGGCAATAAAATTTATACAAGAGAGAACTAAACTCTTAAAAGATTTTATAAAAGAAAACCCAGGAGAAACTTTACCGAGTCTTGAGACTAGAGAAGAGTTTCAAGGAGGAACTGATCTTAAAACAGGACAAGGCTTTCAAAAAGGAAATGTATTCGGAGTTAAAGAAAACATTACAGACAGAAATAAAAAATTAATTGAAGAAAAAAATAAAAAAGTATCAAGAACAAAAGAATTGATAAAAGCTGGAGATACTCCCGCTGAAGCAAAGAAAAAAGTTATTAAAGAATTTAATTTAAATAGAGATCCAAAAGCAGGAACTCCTAGATGGTTGAAAGAGGCAAAAGAAGAATTAGTAAATGAAAATTTTAAATTTACAGAAAGTAAACCTGGACCTGAAAACGTAGGAGGTAAAGAAAAAGCTACTAAAAAAAGAGAACAAGTAATTGGAGAAGGAAAAACATTTGAAGAAAGAATTAAAAAAGAAAAAACCAAAACAGGTTTTGGTAAAAAATTTGAAACTGCACATACTGCTAACATATTTCAAGCCAAGGCTTTAGGTATGGATTATCCTGTTGATGCTCTAGCTATTCAGGCAACAAAAGTTAATCAGGAAGTAGCTGAGATATTAAATGATGAATTAAAACCTTTGTATAAGAAACAATTAAATTTAGTTAAGAAATTAAAAAAGAATAACACTTTTGCTTTAAGAAAAGAATTAGATGATATTAACTTTAAAATATCTGAAACTGTAGCAACAGGTGGTAAACAAGGAAGTAAAGCTGCAAACGTTTTAAAACCAATCATTGTAGATCCTCAAAATTTGAAAGGTAAAATTTTAGATTTAGGTTTTAGAACTTCTGATGAGGTTATGACTATTCCAGGAGCTACTACAAAAGGAACTAAAGCTGGAACAATTGAAGACTTAATGGCAAGGATGAATATAAAAGAAAAAGTTTTATCTAAAGCATCAGAGGTTGACAGACCTGAAAAAGCAAAGCTGTTAGAAAAATTTAGAAACTTTGGTAAACCTATTAGTAAGATTGCATTAAGAGCCGTATCACCTTTTATACCTATTGTAGGTACAGCAGGTACATTGATGGGAATTTCTGATGTAGCAGAAGCTTCTACGTTTACAAAGAAGCCAGATGAACTTGGCATTGCATATTTAGCTGGACCAGAAGTTGCTAGAAACTATGGTTCATTTAAAGAAAGTATCAGAGGAAAAGCTGATGAAACAGAAGAATTCGTACCCTAAGAAAGAGCTCCTGCCGCCTGAAGCAGGACCCACATCGCAGGGCTTGAATTTAAACTATAATACTGTTAAAACAGTAAAATTGGAGAAAACAAATGGCAGACATAGACAAGGCTTTACCCAACGAGCCAAGAAAAACAGTTAGTGTACCCGGCGAAGAAGAAATACAAGAACAGATTGTAGAAGAAGTTCAAGAAGTATCTGAAGCACCTGGTCCTGTAGAGACAGTAGAAAACGAAGATGGATCAGTTGATATTAACTTTGATCCAAACGCTGCATCACCAGAAGGTGGTGACGAGCACTATGCAAACTTAGCAGAATTTTTACCGGACGAAGTTTTAGGTGCAATGTCTGCAGACCTAAATCAAAAATATATGGACTACACAATGTCCAGAAAAGATTGGGAAAAAACTTATACACAAGGTTTAGATTTATTAGGATTCAAATACGACAATAGAACAGAACCGTTTCAAGGAGCATCCGGTGCAACGCACCCCGTTCTTGCTGAAGCAGTTACACAGTTTCAAGCATTAGCTTACAAAGAATTATTACCAGCAGATGGACCAGTGAGAACACAATTACTTGGAATGCAAACTCCAGATAAAGTGCAACAAGCACAACGTGTTAAAGATTACATGAATTATGA